TACGTAAGCCTAAATAATTAATCAAATAATAGTTTTGATAGACGTTTATTACCTTTCTTATCAAGGTAATTTTTTACTCTTTTCACTTTCCAATCTTCATAAGGAAATACATATGTTGGGTGATCTGTCTTGTCTTTACCCCATCTAATTTTATTCCAAACTCTTTCGTGTCCGTAATACAAAAACATTTTTGTTATTACTTCTATACCTGCTATGGCACCTGCCATGCTTACTGTTCCTGTTATTAGCCACGAAATAAGAAAGGTATCACTTGTTGCTAGGATACGCCATGATAATGTTTTTGCTAAACTTCTTCTTGCTTTACTTTTCATTTTTTAATTGCTCACAAATCAAATTCATATGAACAACTACTGCAACAGCATAGGACGTTGCGTGGGACTTTTTAAAAAAATATTTGTCATCAGATGGTTTCACCCAAACTTCTTGCATAATTTTATTCCAAGTTTCATTTAACAAATACCTTTTGCTAGGTCTTATTATTGCCAGCACAGCCGCCAGTTGTTCAATACTTTTTGGCTTTAGTTTCCTTAGTATTTCTGAATGACCATTCAAATGAAAAACTTTATCACTGAAATCTTTTGCTTCTAATAATTCCCACATAGGTTGTCGTTTCATTAGGTCTTGCAAATGATTATCATCTTTTATGTCTTTATAGATGCTTACATTCAAACAGTCTATCTTAAAATAATTTCTATCTTCAGCAGTTTCATAATCTATTGTTGCCATATTTGTTGCTGGATCATGTGGAACTTCTGTAAAGTAAACACCTGTGTTATGTTTCTTTTCTGTATCTAATTTTGCTATTCTATGTTTCAATTTGTCTAGCAAAATTGTTCTATCTGCAAAATCTATATCTACATCCGGCATAGTTTTAATATTTTTTTTATTGTTTTTGGCAAGTAGTCTAACTGCATGAAGTCACTTACTGATTGTCTTTCAGAAAATTGTCCTTTGAAAAATACTTGATTACGCATATATTGTTCATGCATCTCACAGGCGTTTTCATAATCATTTAAAAATTTTTTAAACATCTAGTTTCCTTACTCTTCTTGTGTGTCTACCTTTCAAAAATTTAGTTTCAAAAAATGCTTCTATCATATATTTTGCTGTTTCAAAATCTGTGTAGTCTGCACCAATACATAATACATTCATATCGTTGTGTTGTCTAGCCTGTTCCACATCAAATACATCAAAACATACTACTGCTCTTGCTCCTTTGAATCTATTTGCCTGAATCGCCATACCAAAACCGCTACCACAAAATAAAATCACTCTATCATCTTTTTCTAAGAACCTGCAGGCTTTTTTGGCTATGTCGTTGTAATCAGTTCTTTTATTTTCATAGATTCCGACATCATGAAAGGTTACAATATCTCCCATGCACTCATCTATTGGACAAATCCATTTGGAAACTTGATCCTTTAATTCCATGCCTCGGTGGTCAGCGCCTATTGTTAAATCTATCATAACTTCAACTTACTATGGCCTCCACCAACTTCACCCTGTACCCATGTGTTAAATGACAAAGTGTATCTGACATCATTTGGACTTGCATTAATTTCAACACTGTGATTTAAAAAACTTGGAAACAACATTAGATCCCATTTCTTTGGACAAACAGCCATTCTAGACTGATGATACAAATAACTTCTTTTGTTTGTGAAGTCAAATTGTTCTTTGTGATCTAGTCTAACAGTGTCAGTAAAAATATTTGTATGATTTTTATCTTTGTGAAATACTATGTTTGATGTGTCTTTACAATCTGTTAAAAACAACACACCAGAAATCAAACTATTGCTGTGATAATGCTCCTGTATGTATTGATTCTGTTCGTATTTGTTACACCAACTTGTTGTTAAAACAAATTTGTGCTTTTCATGTACATCCAAATATCCGTGCATGAACTCACTTACTTGCTGTAAAATCTCCGTTTTCAAAGGCAGTAAATTATCTTTATCTAACACATAATCGTCTTTTGAAATGTACGATACTTTGTGTGAACGTAATTCATAATCTAGTTTTTCCTTTATAAATTTTTCACTTTCTTCATATGGTTTAATTTGTGTTTGACACAAAGGTATACCAAACAAAGGTACAACATTATTTTCTTTAATCATAGTCTTGCCTCTTTTGTTATTTCTTTTACCATTTCAATATCTGCTGGGAGTCTTTTAAATCTTAATGCCCAGTGGTTTGGATCCATTATAGGATACACAATTTGTAGTTGTTCATTGTTAAATCTTTTCATCATTTCTTTTCCGCTTTTACAATTTAATATCAGCCAAGGACTTATCTTGCCATCTTTGATGTCCATTACTGCTCTATTCAAACTAGCATAACGAAAGTAATCACTCCAAGGCGCTTCTTTTTCATCTCCCCAGTCCATCATAGTTTTAATTGATCTCTCCATTGCTGTTTCAACCTTTTCACGTAATATTAAATCTATTGCATACTTTTGATACAATTCTTCTCTACACCAGTGATCTAATTTTACTCCGCTTGTGACAACGTAGTCAATGTATTTGCTAGGATACAACGGCTTAACATTGCTAATAAAACTTCCAAATTTAACAAATGCTGTGTAATACGGACTCTTACAAAATTCTTCATACGTTTTAGTTTTAGATGCTTTTTGACACAGTTCATAAAATCTTACAAAAGTTTGATAGCCTAATTGCACTCTGCGTTCATCTTTTTGCAAGAATCTTCTTTTTTGTTCGCACATATGTACTGCTAGTGTTTTTTCCTTTGTAAATTTTGCATTACAATATTGACAAGTGTACAATTTTTCTATCATAATTGTTTTTTAATCTGCTCTGGAGTCATTCCAAAGTCCTTTGCTAATTGTTTTATTTCTTTTGCATCATTTATCGCAACCAACAATTTTATTTCATCTGGCTTCATTGTTGGATATAATTTTTCTAAAAATTTTGTTGTTTTTGCACTGCCACTTGACTCTTTAAATTTGTATCCTATCCATTCATGGTATCTAATGTTTTTCTTAGAACTTGCAGTCATACACAACAAGTACCAAAGTAATTTCTTATGTTTTGTCAAAGTGAAAAAATGCTTGTTATAATATCTGTTTGTCTTTAGAATTTGTAGTTGTTTGTCTTGTGTACTGCCTTTAATTGCACTTGCATATCTATTCAACAAATAGAAACTAACTTGCTTCTTTTCATCGTCAGATAAATCTTCCCAAACGTTTTTTGCGTTCATATCAATTGCCGCAAGTATATCTTTTAAAGGTAATTTATTAATCTTCGTAGCCATATAATTCTAATAACATTGTATACTTTTCCCATGCTTTTTGCAAGCCTTTATGTTCCAAACACATTGCAACAGCACGTTCAGTAACAAAGAATTGTCTATTTTGACATTCTTCTTCAATTGTTGCTTTGTTACTTTTTGAAATTAATACCTTTGGACCTTTACCACCGATTGGTTCTCCATAAACGGTTTCACCACCATCGGGAGACGTAAAAATCATTTGTTCTTCTTTTTTCTTTTTTGGCATTACAACAACTGCGTGTATTCAATACTTTCACACTGTCTTGAAATATCTTTAACAAAGAAAGCACAAGATGGTTGTTTTCCGTTTGTTAAAGGTGTACTAATCAATTGATTATTTTTCATTTTCGGAAAGTACCATTTTACTTCATTATAAAAATTTACTACATTTACTTCTTCAAAGTCTGCTTTGAAACTGCTCAATGGATTAAAAATAAATGCTGAAAATCCTCTATCTGCTATGCTGGTTAAAGGCACAACTTCAACGGTGTTGCTGTCTTCTTTATCTCCAACTGCTATGCTCCAATCCAATGGCATTGTTATCTCTTTGCCTCCGATATCTAGCACTATTGCTGGTGCACTGAAAGATTCAATATAGATTAAAGGTATAAAGAAAAAGTCTGGCTCTTTAGGATTGCTGTTGTCTAAAACAGAAAAAGCCATATCTTCCGACACTGTTTCAGGCAACTTGTCTAAATTGTAGGACAAATTGTCCACTGTTAATATTCTCATTTTTGTTCTCCAGATCCTATTGCGTTTGTATTGGTATCATACCAAAAATACTGAGTGCCTTGTTTAGGTGCCTGATATAAAGTTTCAAAAGGTAAAAATACTCCCGATGGCATCGATGCTCCTCTTTCGTTATCTCTGCCGTCTGTACTCCATGGATTGTCCACTGTAATTAATGGAACGTTCGAAGCATATGACATCAT